GGTCCTGGATCATATGCAATGTTTAACAAGAGCTGGACAGCAAACCTGGCAATCCCTGGGTCTAAACCGTTTGACCCTGTTAGCGCCATCATGTTTGCATTTGAAGGCAACGCCAGCGTGGTTGGACTTACGCAGAAGTTTACTGGAAAGGCTAAGTCTTACTTCCCAGTTATTGCTCGCATTACCGACAACCTTTATCCTCAGGTACGATTTAAGCTTAACCCAATCTACTGGCTACAAGAATGGGTCGAGTCCCCAATCCTCAACAGGGCTCGCGGCATCGACCAGCAGACGCTATCTGTTCTGACCAAGGAGGGCCGAACGGTTTCCATTGGGGCCGATCAGGTACGTGACCTGGCAGCTGTTGGCCCTGAGGCTCAGAGCATCATCGACAACGTCAGCTTCCTTACCGTGTTCCGCAATGATGCCCTACAGAGGGCTCTTGATACTTCCTGGAACGCAAAGGGATGGAGGGCAGGCGTTAGGGACCTGGCTCAGGGACAGCTTGGCAACAAACTTGTTGTTGCTAAAGAGGCAGCAAAGGACAGGGCTGCACTAACCCTATCAGCCAAGAACTTCTACAAAGAACTGGCTGAGCGAGACCCTAAGATGCTTAATGCTCTTATTGTCAACTACGGTACCAGCGACTCAACAGAGCTGTTTGTGCGCTATGTCGATATGCGCAATAGGCTGCGGGATACATCAAGAGTCTTGACTGACATCGAAGCCTCTCGTCCTGCGTCAATGGGATTCCGCAGGATTCCTGACAGGGAACTACGCGCTATCGAAGAGTTTAAGTTCGACACTTTCGGCGGAATGAACGCCGGTAGCGAGATCCAGACCACAGAAGAGATCTTCCGAAAGTATATCGACAACCCGTACGATTCCGCAATCAACCTGTCCGTTCAGGCTGACCGAATGCGTGACGCTGGGTACGACATGAGCCTTATCGAGCCTGGCATCGCCGAGCTAAAGGCTGCGCTCTACTCTGTTGACGACATCCGCAAGGGTAACCCACGTGCCTTTATTGACGGTATGCCACTAACTCAGGCTGAGGCCGAGGCAGTTGCTAAGGTGTCCGCCGCAAGGGCTACGCTTAAGAAGGGCGTCGACCGACTCGAGAGCTACTACGACGACGCAGTAATGCGGCGAGTTGCCGCAGAGACAATGATGCTTGACACCGCGCTTGCCACTGGCGGGCAGCTATCATACGAAGCCGGCCTGATGGCACAGTCCCTTGCGCTTGGGCACTCCTACAGTTCTGAGATTGCCGATGTTACTGCATCGCTTCAGAGGATTGTTGAGGAAGCAAAAATCACTCTTGCTGAAGAGTTCGGACCTGCTGTTCGCCTTACGGCTCGTAACCCTCAGCAGAGGGCTCGTCTATTTGAGATTGTGCGACAGCGAGCTATGGAGGCAGGGCGGAACCCAGATTCGCTTAACGCTCTTACCAACGCCAGCTTTGAGCTTCTAACTAAGCACGGGGCAGAGGAGCGCATCTTCCGAGCATTCGAGCATGTATACGAAACATCACTAAAGCAAGCAAACCAGATTACTTACTTCAACCCGGAGCGCACAATCTTTGAGCGCACCGTAAACCATCCATTCCTTGGGTTCTACCCATACAGCTACATGTTCAAGAAGATCCTCCCAGAGATGATCAACTTCCTGTTCAAGAAGCCGTTTGGGTATCAGGCGCCAGGCGCTGGCTATCAAGCCTACATGCATGTGCGCGACTACTTTGAGAACCAAATGGAAACAGACTACAGCTTCCGTAAGTTTATGGAAGACAACGACGAGGCTGCGTTCATGATTACGCAGCTATTCCCTGGCGTTCCGTGGGATATCTCCGCGATGCCACCATCTTATGTAAGGGCAGTTGCCATGAGCCTAAGCGGGAAAGACAAGGACTACCGTGTCCTTGAAGACTTCTTGGGCCGTGACATCTTTGGCACAGTTGGAAAACTGGGCCCGCTCAGTTCAATCCCCTCTGCGTTGGGCGCTGGTCAGCAGATTGCCGATACGCTTACTGGGGCAAATAATCCGGAGTATACCGTTGCCCAACCAAGGGCTGACCGGGATTACTTCGACATTGACTAAGGAGGTCAAAAGTGACGGAAGAAGTCGTGCTGAACGACCAGGCCCAGTCGCAGGTAGAGCCTGCCACTGACCAGGACAACGACATCACCACTTGGAAGAAGCGTCTCGCTGGCAAGGACCAGGTTCTGACGGCTACCAAGAAGCAGCTGGATGAAGTCAAGGCTGAATACGAAAAGGTTCAGACTTGGAAGCTCCAGATGGAAGAGGCGAGCCTCACAGAGTTTGAGCGTGCACAGCGCCGCATCGCCACTTTGGAACAGGAACTTAAGGCTACTCGGGAGTCCGAGCAGCGTGAACGCCTGGCCAAGGAATATCCAACCTATGTTCAGTTCTCTGAGAAGACCAAGGAGTTGTCCGTTGAGGACCGCGCTAAGGAGTTCGAAGAGTTGATGAAGACAGGTGGGGCTCCCAAGCAGGAGTTCACAGATCCAAACAAGCCGGCGAAGCAAGTTGCTTCGACCGGGAAGAAGCGCTCGACCACTGACATTGTTAAGGACATCGCTGCCCTTGGCAATCCGTGGGGCGAGTAACAAAAGGAGTAAATAGTAATGGCAACGCAGACGCGAGCCACGCTTGATGCTGGCTCATCCAATGCTTATTCTGCGCTCATTACGGAGCTCGTTTCTCAGCAGGCTCAAGAGAACCTGCGCGACCGTCTGGTCCATGCGATGCCGGGGAACTACACCTCGGGTCGCTTCCAGAAGGGCAGCAACGAGATCCGCTATGCGCGCTACCCAGACCTGACGCCGCTTGGCATTGCAGACACCCTTACCGAGGCTGGCGCCCCGGCTGAGTATGATCTCACGATCACGACTGAGTCCTTCGTGCCTAAGCAGTACGGTAAGGTTCTCAAGATTTCAGACCTTGCGCAGCTCGACAGCCCGCATGACCTGATTGCAATCGCGTCGGAGCGCCTCGCTCGTGCCGCTACGGAATCGATGGACACCATCATCCGTGACGTTCTCAAGCAGGGCACGAATGTTCGTTACGCTTCAGGCCGCGCTTCGCGTGCGCTTATCCAGTCGACGGACAAGCTGACTGGTCTCGAGATCAAGCAGACTGTTGCGAAGCTTAAGGCAGCAAACGTCCCAACGTTCGCTGACGGCTTCTACCGTGCGATTATCCATCCTTCGGTCGAGTTCGACCTTTTGACGGATACCAGCTCGAACGGCTTCCTCGAGGCCACGAAGTACACCAAGTCGCTCGACCTCCTCAACGGAGAAATCGGCGCGTACGCTGGTGTTCGCTTCATGGTTTCTCCATCCGCAGCAACGTTCACGGGCGGCGTTGGTGGTGCTCTCACCATCCACTCGACGTTCGTGTTCGGGCCTGACGCCTACATCGTGGGCGATAGCCAGACGCTCCAGAGCTACTTCGTAGCTCCGGGCGGCGACCACAGCGATCCAATCGCCCAGGTTGCAACTCTTGGCTTCAAGATGCGCTTCGGTGCGATCCTCCGTGGTGAGGGCACGACCGGTGAGTTCGATGGTAGCAATACCTCGACTGGCCAGCCGCGATACCTCCGCGTGGAGTCGGTTGCTTCGACGCTCTAATCGTAACTAGGGAGTGGGGGTCGGGCTTCGGCCCGGCCCCCGCAACCACAAGGAGACCTTATGGCCATCATTCTATCAGCACTCAGGACTATCGTACGGCGAGACCTGCGTGACACCGGTGCCACCAAGACATGGAGTGACGACGAAGTCAACGACATGATTAAGTGGGGCGTCCAAGAGGTCTCGCGCATCCGCCCACAGGAGACATATGAAGAAGTTGCTTACGCTGCTCCTGCCGTCGGAGCTTTCTTTACTATCAACACACTTACGCTCGACACTGTTTACCGTGTTGATGCGTATAAGAACAGCAAGCTTATCGCTTCGGTTCCATTCGCTCAGGATGCCCAGGCTACTGGTGGGTGGGACTTCCTTAATGGAAAGCTGCACATGCCACCCTATCTTGTCCTGCCTGACGGATCTACACTGCGGGTGTTTGGATACAAGCACTATACGCAGCCCGCGTCTGACGCGTCCTCTATCGAGCTCGACGACGATGCTACTAACGCAGTGCGTGCCTGGGTCCAGAAGGAAGCAATGTTCATGCTGATCTCTGACCGCGTCCGATTCCAGCAATGGCAGGTCGCATCTGGCGCATCCGATACCAACAGCATTCAGCTGGCCCAGCTATACAATGCGGCAGATCGCCGCTGGTCCAGTATCTCTAAGGCTGTACGCCGCGTAAGGAAGACACCCTAATGGATCTTAGCGCAGCAGTAACTATCCAGCGTCCAGGGGCAGCCCCCCTGGACATCAACAGTTTGAGGGACCCTGACGCCATCGGATCCGCCCCTGCGTCTGGCTACCTAATTGAGCAGGTAGACTTCTCATCGGTACCAATCACGGCGTTCACTGAGGACACGCCACTAGTGGACGGTGTAGATAGCTACGACCCTTACCTATCCGCTCGCACTATCTCCATCGTGCTGTCCGTGTACGGCAGCTCCTACGGTGACTTCTGGGACAAGATCACTGTACTAAACGCTGCGCTTCAGGCTCAGCCTATGGCTGCTAGTACCGCAACGTACGCTGCGCTGGAGGCGGACGGCAAGCGCAAGCTATCATTTAGTCAGCCTAAGGCCGTAGGATCATATAGCCTGTACATGATGGTCCGTCCTATGGCCCTCCCGAGATTTGTCACTGAGGGCGGGTCTGCTGCCGGTATTGCTGACAAGGGTTACTCTGTTAGGTGCAACGTTACCCTGATGGCAGAGGACCCGTACAAGTATTTTGAAACAGAGTCTACATTTTCTAGGGTAGGCAGTGGATCTCTTACTATCTCAAACACCGGCACAACAGTTGCTTGGCCAACAGTTACCTGGAACGTAACATCACTTAGCACCGTATCATTCGGTACTGGCGATACCGTTGTTCAGCACACAGGGGTATCAAGTAATGTTACCGACACCTTTAAGACCGCTCAGTCCACTAGCTCATCTACTTTAACAAGATACGAATTCTTTAGCCTGCCGCCTGGTAACAAGTCAATAACTATAGCTGGCCAGGCAGGGCAAACAGTAACTGTAACAATTAGAGAGGCAATCCTTTAATGCCGGCTAAGAGCGTAGTGGTTATCCGAGAGGCTAACGCATACAACGCTGCCGACGAGTTCTGGCAGGGAAACGTTGTTGCCGTAATCAATGACGCCCGTGACGTTGGCGTTCAGCTGTATGCCAATGACGCTGGCTCTATGTACTTCACTCTACCGGTTGATCATCCAGCTATCCCGCTTATCAACCCTCTAAGTCAGCACTACGTTATCCAGAGGTGGAACGGCAGCAGCTACGACACGATCCAGTCTGGATTCATTACCGACTACGATGCCAGCTCTAACGAGGTGGTCATTAGTGGGGTGGACTACATGACCACACTGAACAAGTACTACACACCTATTCATGGCCCTGAGCTGGGCGCCAAGGCCATCCCCAATACTGATACAACAATCCTTGTAGACAACACAGCACCAACAGCGGACGTTACCCCAAAGACAGTCATCGATGGCGCTATTACCAAGGACCGGCTAAAGGCATCTGAGAGCTATGCGGTTGCAACAGTGAACTCCAGCTACCCAGACGCTGGCAAGGTGTCTGTATTCTCTGGGGCAGCTCAAACCGGCGCAATCCCAAGCGGAGTGAAAGATTCACTAGCCGTAACCTACGAAGAGGTAAGCGGCGTAAAGACTGGTACTGTAATCCTAAGTGGGTGTGTATACATCTATCGTGCTTCATACACAGGTGGAACATACGATACATTCCAGGACGGCGAGACCGGAGAAATTATTGAGGGTAACTTCTCAATCGGAACAAGCTCATCCTCTAAAGGTAAGATCGGATTCATCATCTCATCTAACCCAGGTGGCCCACTAGCTAAGGTTGAATACGATCTGTATGTTGCCGCAGGCTCGCTAGACATCGGCATGTCGAACAACGTTCCACTTAACTTTAGCGTTAAGCTACGTCCAGTTTCTAACTTTGCTTCAGCAAGCGAAGTCCACAACTCAACAAGCTCAACCAACCTTAACCGAACCATGTCAATCCTGTCGGAGGGAGTGAGCTACGAATTCTATGTCACCCCATATTATTATGGAAACCTAAGCCCGGCTGCTCTTGTCCCGCCAGGTGGTACACCAGGTACTGGCAATATCGACTACAACCAGTACATCTGGGGAGCAACCACAAGGGCACCGGAGTCAGCATTCACCTCAGGTCTTCAAACCAACACAATCCGAGATGCATTCGATGACCTGTTTGATGTCAACGATCCGTCAAACGTTCTCGAGCGGACAAGCGATTACCCAACCATAACCCCAGCACCAGAACCACTAATCAAGTTCATGTCAATCGAACATCTAGGAACAAGCACAGCAACCAAACATCCATACGTAACAGCAGGTCAAGGGCCAGTAGACTTCATGCGTGACCTGGCAGATATTGAGATGGGTTCAAGAGATACTGGTGAGAAGGTTGTCTTTAACTTCTATGGTGTCCCCTCCGCGTCGCCCGACGGCAAGAGGCTAAGTGTACACCACTCTGTCTCGCCAAGCCCACAGGCTACGCTGATCTACCCAGGACAGATCATGGACTTCAATGTAACAAACAAGCGAAGCCTTAAGGTCACCTCAGCTCGCGTCATTCCAACAACAGACTTCCTCATCGGCGCCAACACAGAAGGCGCAGGCGGAGCTAAGACTAAGGGCGTTGTCAAGGTAGCTACTGGCACAACTAGTGCCAGCCCTGCACTTCCATCTGTCATCAGCCAAGGTGGATTCCTTTCTGCTGACGCAGCTGGCAATCATGCGCAGGGTATTATCAACGACTTCGGACAGGACTCCGATGTCCAGACAATCCGGGTGTCTTTGCGAACTGAGCAGTTTGGACCTATCGGTGTGTCCGGTACTCCAAAACTTGGAGAGACAGTGAAGGTTGTCGTTCGCAGGAAGGGTGTTACCGTTGGTGGCGATGAACTATCTGGTAACTACAACGTTGGTGGTATGCAGTGGACTGCCAAGATCGACGGTAGTGAGCGGCTTGCCCTTGACCTGGTTAAGCCTAGCAAGTTCAAGGGTCCTGCCATTACTTGGGAGGACAAGCCGGCCCCAACCCCAGAGCCTGCCGCAAAGCCGTATGTTGGACGTAAGCCTTCGACTACGCCTACGGTATACAGGGACGCTAATGGCAATGAAATGCCTGCACCTGATGCCCCGAATGCTCCAACCGGAACGTCGTTCATGTGGCCTAGCACCTCTGGCGTTCCTCTTCCTCCTAAGATTAGCACTCCCCCATCAGGGAACAGGGTTGGTCTGCCAAGGAACTCTAATGGTAAAAGGGTCGGACTATGACACGCGGCCAGTTCGAGATCCTATTGTCTAAGCTCGACGAGATTGACGTACGTATCCGTGCCCTGGAGATTGACGCTGCCGGCAGCAAAGCTGTGCGGAGCGCTAGACAAGCGGGAGATCTGGAGGCAAAATGGAAGGCAGGGATCGTGGCGTCCATTGTGGGCGGCATCGTGACCCTAGCAGCCAAGGTGTACGACGCCTTGACAAACGGAGGTAAGTGATGGCAAAGGCCAACCTAGTCGAGCGCGTAGGTGCGCTCAAGGAAAACGGCTTGTCCTTCACCAAGATTGGTGAGCAGCTCAACATGAGCAAGGATCAGGTCCAGAAGTTCCATAAGCGCTACGTAGAGGGCGTGCCGGAAGATCTTCTTCCAGCTCAGAAGAGCACAAGCAAGACTCCTGACTTCGTCGGGATTAACATTGCGTTCTTCGACATCGAGTCTACGTTTAGCAACTGGAGACGTGTTCTCTGTGGTTCGGTAGCTGACTCG